ATCAGGCTTGGTTTCAAGGGGAAGAAATGTTATAAACGTTAAGTCAAATCCTGTTCCTGGTCCGTAAACAAACCATTGGTCACCTACAGATGTGGTATTAGCATTTCCAAATAGAAAATAAGTATTGTGGTAAGTCACATAATTAGGTACCAAATTTGCATTTAGCGCTGGTTGACCAAAGGTATTGGTTGAATAGTTATAAATCCAACATTCTGGCGTTGCGACAATGGCAATTTGAGACGATAGATTTTCGTCTATCAATACTTCGCCTTCATTACTACCAAGATTAAATAAGAAAATAGGTAATTCTGAAATAGAATTAATTCTATAAACAGAAGCGCCTTTAACCGCAATAATAAAATTACCTCTTACGCTATGAAATAACGCCCTTCCTTCCATAACAATAGATGAAATTATCATTGCCGGAGAATAGCCGGCAAAGCTAACAAGCCATCCATCAGAAATGAACATGTTAAAAGTTCTTTCTGCAGAAATAATTGGGTATAAACCAAATGTTGATGACCCAACTATTCTAACAGGAACTTCGATTGAACTTGTGGTTGTTAATGCCATCGCCTACCCCGGAGTTGTGTAGCCCTGGCCAATATTGACTTGAGCGTAGTTAATGTAGCCGCCAGGTTGTAATGTCGATATTTTTTGTGTTCTTAAGTCAAATGTGCTTGATGTGTTATCAATAGTTTCATAGAAACTCTGCAATTGCTTTTCAACACCAGGAGGAATGCTATAGCTGTAAACATTGCAAAGACGAGCCGCTAATTCGAAAGTCAAAAAGTCGATATAAAATATATCGTAAATAGTCGATAAATCTTGAAATGCCGTTGTGCTTGATAATCTAAATTGACCCCAAATGGTGCAAGGATATCCTTGGTCAGGAAAGAAATAAACAAATAGCTTACCTCCACCAAAACATCTCTCGAAATGCCATTCATACATCAAGCTATTAATATTATCAGCACGTGCAGAACCCTGGAAAGCATGCCTTGCTACTTCTCTGGTTGCGTAACGAATAGAGGCTAGATAGAAAACAAACGTATCGATGTTAATGAGGTTAGGAATAAAATACTCTTCCTGACCTATTACCATGTTCAAGTTATATTCTGAATAATAAGGGATTAGACCATTTTGTATGGTTTTATCACCAAGCAAGTTATTAAGTTGGAATATGCCTGCGGTTATTTGATCGCCTGTAGGCGTTTGGAAATCACGGCTTACAATTCCAGACAAATAGAAAGCTTCTGTCACTAATTGAGTTGTATTGTAAGCCATGTTTTTATTCCTTTATTTACTATAAATAAAAATCAAAACCAACCACATCTAAAGTTAATGCATCAGATGCACTATCAAGAGAGTAATCAAAAGAACAATTACCTGTTGCTACTTTAGCTGGTACAAATATTTGATTGATTTGAGCAACCGCAGCGACTGCCCCACTCATTTGAGCTTGACCGCTTACAGAATTAGAGCCAGTCCATCTAAAGTAAGCTGTATCACCAGCGGCATTTGGCGTTAACGCAGAGCGTAATTGCAAAATTGTTTGAATGGGTGGCACTATTCCAGTAAGAGGAATAGCAGTAAAGCTTGCAGCGTGTCCTGCCAGCAATATTTGTATAAAAGTGTTGTACATAAATTTTCTATTGGTGCCAGAGCCAAACGTTGTAAATGAATCAAATTGACTAGAGCTGTTTATGCGTAATGGACCAATATAACGATACATATCGTAACCATACGGAAGCAAAGGAGCGCTTGCATTTAAAGACATCAAAACACCGGTTGGATTGTATTGAGTGCTATCAGCTACAACATACAAATAATAAATTGAGCTTGCAGTAATGGGCCCCAAATCAACACCGTTAATTAAGCCAACAAGAGCGGTATTTAGCACCGTATCAGTTGGCAGAATAATATCATTAGTGTTTGTGCTATCTCTTGCTGCACCCGCTTTCACGGTTACAGTGGTTGTGCTTGTGTATGAATACAGCAAATTATTAACATACATTTCACCAGCGTTAACGACTGGCACTAAAGGATTAGTAGACATTTATATACTCCTATTAAAGTGGGAACACGATTTCCATCGCATTGTCGGGGACTAAGTCAGAACCCCAAATACAGTCATGTACAGTGGCGTATTGGTTTTGACCGAATACCGCACCGCTATACATACGCATAGAAGCACCCGTTTCATTATCCACAACGACAGAAGATGGGAATGGCGTAACGTCTGGTAGTGATGGCATTGCTAGGTAGAATTGATCGCCAGAATGCAACAAACCAGAACGATGGCTTGGTAATACAGATACCTGCATACCAGGCAAAATTGCTTGGTTTAAATTCTGATTTAAACCAGAAGCAGCTTGTAAAGGCGGATTAATAGAAACCGTTACTTGATTACTGCCATTCGATGCTGCCGCCGCAGTTGCCTGGAACTGAACTGGAACTGGCGACGGAATATGACCGATGAACGTTAAATAACGCATGTTATTAAAACCAGAAACACCATCGTTAAATTCAAACTTGTCATATTTAGCAATTGATAATGGATCGTTTGCACCAAATGTCCCGCTAAAGGTAATAGAAATTACACCGCCTTCAGCATTTTGCGTGGTGCTTACAACTGTTAACGTGCTGCCTTTCTGCCCCTCTGTACCGGCGATATGAGTTGCTAACATATTTGATTCAAACCATTCGCAACGTGAAAACTCACCAAGTTCCCAAGAGTTTGCCATGCGATTATTTCGGTCTGGTGCAAATTGATTTAAACCAGTATTTACAATTCCAGGAACAGCAGTCATATCTAAAAATCCCTGCGTTTTATTCTTCGCGGCGCCAAATGCACGGAAGAATGCAAGCATTTCCGCGAGTTGCGAAAAACTATTAATAGGCGTGACGCCATTTCCATAAAATCGATAAGTGTTAGCAATAGAATTTTTAGCAATATTGTTTTCAATCTTAGAACCAATTTCAAGAACGGCAGACTCACCGAATCGGTCCATATAATCCTCTAAGTTAAAAATTAATTGTTGCGCAGTGATATTGAAACCAACCGATGCTTGCTCCGTAACAGTAAGTGGGCGGAATCGTTGTTCTACAGCTTCAAAAGACACGACTAAATTGTCGACAGTTACGGCGCGAGGCGGTAAGTCGTACAACATTGTTTGACCTAAGTTAGCAGGATTTGCTTGTTGGAAATCTTTGAAACGTTTGTTAGTTGCCGCAAGCATGGGGCAGGTGTTGAGTAACCATGCCAACATCGCTTTGTTATATGTTTCGACGTTGACTAAAATATTATTAGGTACGTTAGACATTTTGTCCTCTCCAGATTAATTTATAATTTGGATCAGACTCTTTCTAACTTAGATTAGCCTCGAAAACGACTACTGTTTTTGTAGTCCGAAACTGACTTTAGCTTGCCGTCGTCCGATCCAATAGCCGGGTTAGACTTTATGCGTGAGAGAGGAGCGTTAACGTCACGTTCATTAGCAAGTGCTTGTTGATTCTGCTTAATAGAGGCGCTTATCTTTCCCATTTGGGCCTGAACATATTCAGGATTTTTCTTAACCAAACTTTCAAGAGCACCTAATTTTGCAGGGTTTAAAGCAAGATCTCGCCAAATTCCCGCTGGGTCATCGGTCATATTACTTAAATACAAAAGTTCGGGATGCGCCATTGGATCTAACTTGTTTGACTGCATAACCTCATCAAAATCTTCATAGACTTGTTTTCCGCTATTCATTTTTTGATGAAATTCATTAGCCACACGTTCGGCGTCTGCTTCTAAGCGATGCTGATACTGTTCTTGCTGCTCACGTTCATGCTGTTCTCGAAAAAGCTCATAAGCTCTTTGCGCAATAGCATTCTCATCAACAGGCGCAGCCATACCCCCCATTGTTTGTGGGTTTTTTAACTGCTCAATTTGTTGTTCCAGCTCTTGTAGCTTATCTTGCATTTTGTCGCGCCCCTTTAATTTAGCATTTGCTACTAACTTATTGACTTGCGACTGCGGAAGCATCTTTTCCTGTTCTTCAGGAATAGATTCATCCATCACCTCATTTTCAGTATTAGTAATTTCTTCACTCATATAATCTCACTTTTACCGTTGTGATCGTTCGCCAAGTTGTTAACAGCTTGTTATCTGTATTTATCACCGAGTTAAAATGCTCGTCAGTGGTCAGTGGGCTGCCAATCTTTTTTAAGGATTGGCTTATAGCTTGCCCTAGCCATCAATCGATTTGAAACCGGTTTCGTTTAATGAAAGTACTGACTCAATAAGAATTAGTGCCGGTTTCAAAAAATTCGAGAAGAAATCTCTGCCTTTGCTCTGCGAGGTGTCAACCCAAGCTGCGCTATGCCAAGCGCTCCAAATCTTCCCAAAACTGTATTTATATACAAGATTAACATTAATTTAATATGTGTCAATACATTCATTAAAATATTTATTGAGTTATTTTCTTTTCCCCAGCAAATACTCTTTTACTTGTCTTTCGACATCATAGTTGAGGTGATCTAAATCTCGCTTTTTTTTAATTTTTCTATCAGGGAAATAGTAATCCATATGTTCCTCATGGTTTTTTCCGGGTAAATAAACATATTCTTGGCTCTTAGAAAGCTTACCTTTATGCTCCATCTCGCTTGCACGCGCCTTTGCATTTCTTGCGTGATTTTTATCTGGCATAGGATATTTTCGTTCTTTTGGCTCGCCAAATTCACTTTTTTTGAGATTTTTTCGCTGTTCAGTCGTCAATTTTGTCATTTTTTTCTTCTCCAATTGAATTTTTCTTATAATTGTTCTTTAATTTATCGATTATTCTTAACAAATTACTTTGATTTAGATTTTCTATTGATTCAGGAGAGCTGGAAATACAGCTATTACCGTCTTTGCTAGTATAAGCAACCTCAAAGCACACAGAATCATCATGCATAAAATCAGAAATTTTCAGATTAAACCCTGGATGGTCTAAAATTCCCACCCCTTTGGATTCTAAAATTTCGATAAAGTTTTTAAGGCTTCTGATATCGTCATCAATTGTGTCTAAGTTAATTTCAGTGCTTATTTTACCTTTGTGCATTTTTTTTCCTAATGTACATCCATTGCGGAATTTTATAATCAGTTTTTTTCATTGCTGTATTTGCTATACGGAAAGCGCTTTTATTTTTTTTCCAATCTTTACGGTGCATCCAATCTGCTTCCAAAAGTCCATCCTCCCATGTACCGTCGTTATTAAAAACGTTTTTTGTTAAAAAATCAGAAAAATCTAAATCATCATCTTCCATTTTAATTCTCACACCTGTGCATATAATTGCTCTTACAAATAGCCATCATCTCTAAAAAAGCCCTAACGTCACAGCTTCGCTTGCGCTCCTTCTCCTTTTCTTCCATGCGATGCTTCCTAGCTTGCCTCATAATCTCTGCTGATGTTTTTTTTACCATAAAATCCCTTCCTTATAATAATTCATATCCTACATATAATTGCCATTCTTCATAACTCATATCGTTAGTAAAATCTTTACAAAATCGCTCATAACAAACCTGTCTTTTTTTAAGAGTTTTTTCTCTCCATTCCAAATGCTCGTTATATTCATATCTTTCTATTTCTTCTCTAGTCCAAGGGAGGTCAAATTTTATAGTACTTGCTATCATTTAACTTTCTTTGCCTCTTTATTATCCTGCTTCACTTGATGGTGATGACTAGCCACGTTTATAGCCATATCTACGGCACTTCTCGCATTCTCAGCGTCGACTTTTTCTTGATTAATAGCCATCTGCGCATCTGCATCTTCAATCCTTGACATGACATCCAATAACTTAATATCAGCTTCTTTATTGCTAACAGCATCATCAGCCTGCACTTTGATAAGCATTACCTGTGCTTTAAGTTCTTGTATTTCTTTTTCGTTCTGAATTTTCATCTTTTCAATTTCAAGTTGCTGTTGTTGGAATTGAAGCATCTGTTGTTGAGCTTGCATCTGCATTTGCTCCGGCGTTGGCTGTCCCTGCATTTGCTTCTTCTGCTCTTCTATGTCCTTAATCCAGTCCTCGGCTTCTTTAACAACTTCATCACGCCCATAAAAATCGGTGTTCTTGATTAGGATAGGCAGCCCCCGCTCATTCATGAAAGCCGCAAACTGTTCGCTTGCTCTCATCAGATTCTCTATTTGCTTAAGCGCCATTTGCTTTTGTACGGCAAAGTTAACCCCAGGCTCAACGGTGACCTCCAAAGATTTGGGGTCATAATCAATCTCTAATGTATTTGGCTTGTTAATCTCGTAAAAATCACGTTTACCGTCTTGTTTAACAATCGGAAGCGTTCGGGGGGTGACGTAGTACTTAGGAAGCAAATCAACATAGATTTCACCGCAGCGCTTCCAGCCGTTCAAGAAACCAATCATGTAAGGCATACTTGTCATATTAGAGTGAAGAGCTCCTTGGATAATAGCCAAGCCCGATATTTCGTTATCATTAACGCCTGCGGCCGCATCGAAGCTACCTAAACATTGCTGTATAGCGTTATCCATCATCGTAAAAGTTTGAGCAAGCTCGACAGGAATTGGCGCTTGCTGCACAGGAACCGGAGGCGGCAATCCTTTATCTGGGTCCCCCTTATAGAAAGCTTTATATTGAATAATGCTGGGCAATTGAGGCATCTTAAGCGCTTGTTGATAATCCGTATTTTCCGGTATTGACTCTGTCGCCATGATCCATTTTGACATCACCCAATTTTCAATCTCAGTCGCAAGCTTCTGTCCAGCGAGGTTCTTCAAGCGCTGACAATCCATCGCAGAATTACCGTCAAAAAAAACATGAGGCAAATAAGAATAGTTTGTTTCTTCGTGATGAATCATGTTCTGACCGCATAGCGTGTAGTGGTCTATTGTTTCAATTTCGGTTTCGCGATAATTAACAACTATCGGCGCAACTTCCATTATTGGCAACTCAGCCCATTGAGCCGCTAGCTTTTCGTAACGCTTTTCAGTCATTACTTTACCTGTTGAAAGCTTAACGATTTTTTCTTTCTTTCGGTTTTTTTGGAAGTAATCACAGACAATGACGATAGGCTCATCTTGACTCATGTAATACCAATTGAAGTCGCCCGTTTGTTCGAAAGAATTGGCGCTCGCTGATTTACCGCCGATGCGAGCATAGTTTGCGCCTTTTACGTTAGAGCCATACTTTTTAACAGCGTCTTCTTCGCGCATTGGAAACCATTCTCCGCTGTAATCACCGTCACCCTTGTGTGAAAGGGAGGCTAAAGGGTCAAATAGGCACAAAGTCGGGTCGAAACATCTGTCGACAAATATCTTTTGATCGAAGCTACGTTCATGTGCATATTCCGTATAAACTTTTGCAACAGAAAACCCACCCGATAATATTTCTTTAATAATGTGATATGACAACGCATCTTTATGCTCACCCATGAATGCTGCTTTCATATGAGATTCGACGAAATCAATCAATTTGGGGTCAATCATCTCAACCGCCTCTCTTGCTCTCACTGAAAAAGCAGGGTCAATCTTTGCAAATTCACCGCAAAATCGAGAAATATAAGCTTCTAGCACATTAAATTGAAGTGGCGCTTGCTGGATAGTTGAAAGTGCGATTTGTTCTTGATTAGAGATTGTAGACTTATAAATGAATCGACGCGCACGATGATACATGTCGTAATCTTTGCGAAAGTAATCGTACGATTGTTTGATACATTTCTTTATCTCTTCATGTATTTCTGAGATTTTTTTTCCTGGCTTTCTATTTGTATAAGTTACCATAAACACCTACCCTCGCCTTATTTATCTGCATGGAAGAGCGAGCAAAGCTTGATAGCATTGTGTCCTCTGCATTGTTGTTATCGTGATTAAATTGTATTAGTTTGCTAATAAATGCGAATCTCACAGCGTCTGCGCAAGTGTCTGCTATGTCATCATGAGCATGCGTTTCATTAATTGTTATTTTCTTCATCTGCGTTATGCATCTTTCAATGTGTTCAGCTCCTTTAGTAAAGCTAACAAGCTTTTTAGCAATGTAGGGCTGAGCATCTAAAAAGCGCTGAGTCTTAGACTTGTGTCGCTCAATGTTTCTTATCTCTAATCCGCGCAAATCTTTTAATATGCTAAGCAATGTTACGCCCGTTGATTTCTTCTCAATAGCCGCAAAATGCGGGGGCATAGAGTGTGCTACGCAAACTTGCCAGAAATCTAGAAACTCATCTTCTAAATCCTTGGGCTCAACTCTTATCTCTTTGCATGCAATCCAATGCAGTCCGTACTCATCTAATTCACGCCCCATGGATGTAAGTTTGTAATAGCCCCACAGGCTAAATACGGTTGCATCGTTACGCATATCTGTAGTTTCCGCAGTATCAGCAGTGATAAAAGTGGATAAAAGCTTGGGTTCTTCATTAAGAATTGCAAAAAATTCTGGCTTGAATATACCGCCACCGGCAGGCTGAGGGTCTTGTTGAAACTGAGAAGCGAAATTATAGATATCAAACTCTCGTTTGATTAGCATCTCTTCTTTTGGGAACGCTTCTGGATAAAGCGCGTTTTCTGCCTCATCTAATGCTTTTAACACAACGCGTTGCCAAACGTGTCCATCTCCACCAGTTAACAAGAAGTTAACTAAATCGGACTCATGGACACGTTGTCCGCACAATATCATTGGCACATTGATGCCACGCTTACGCTGAGCAATTGTATTGAGATAGTTAGTAATAACTGCCTCTCTCATCGTGTCGGATGTAGCTTCATCGGGCTTATGAGCATCATCATAAATAATTGCCCCGCTGAATCTATCCAAATTTGGCAAGCCGCCGTCAAAACCGGTAATTGATGATTCAGAGCCGAAAGCCCCTACTACACCTCCCTCCGTTGTTTCGAAATATTCTTTAGCTTTGCTGTCATGACGAATGCGAATATTAAATATAGAGCGATATTGCGGGAGCATGATTATCGAGCGAATCATATCAGTAGCCCGTGTTGCTATTTTCTTTGAGTAGCAAATGTATAAATAGCGAGAATCGGGATACATTGACATCGTCCACGCTACCCAGAAACACAACATCGTTGTTTTGCCATGCCCTGGGGGCATATTAATAATGAGTCGTAAATCTATTAATCTTGCGGCGCGTGTAAGCGCTCTCGATGCTGTGATAAAGTGTGATTCTCGGCAAATTGGCTGAGATAAAGTAAACTCGCGACCAGTGAGCATAGGGTAAAAAGTTTGTACAAAAAGCAAAAAACTACCCTGAAGCTTTGCTTTTGTTTCGAAAAAATCATCATTGTTTGTAGGGGTTGTCATAGTTAACTGTTTTTGCCACGTCTGATATATCAATATCTTTAAAATTTTTTAGATTTTCTCGCGATAAAATAAGCTCAATTCCGCATTGTGAAAAAGCTTCTTCTAAAATGTTTATAGCAATTTCCACAGCTTCATCTTCTTGTATCGTAGTTCCGTAAATGAGATCCAACTTATTAATATTCTCGATCATGAATTTCCTTGAGCGAATCCATTTTAGACTTAACTTCTGATAACGTTTTCTGTATATCTTCCATCGTTTTATCGTCAGTTTCTCTAAATCGACCGCGAGTCTTTAATATAAAAATAGCTGCGGTCAATGCAATTTTAGTGTCAGGGTCATCAAGGGCTCTGTTTAAAACTCCCATCGATTTACCAACAATTGTCGGCAGCCCAACTTTAAGCTCAGTCGAGTAATATTTTCGAAGTGTGTCAGAACAGATAGATAATCGCAGCGCTATTTGCTCTTGATCTAATGGCGTTGCCGCTAACTCTGCTACTATTTTTTTTGTTTCGTCAGTGGGAACGTGACGAGGTTTTCCGCCTTTATTAGCCATTTTATAATCCCAATTTACCGATGCGCTTCTTTAATAGAATCCATCTTTTTTTGGATTTTATCTTTCATTAACATATCACCCGTTTTTTTAGTGCCTGTGGGTTCTAAATCTTTTGCTAAACCTGTTCCGCCGCAATGTGAACATTTCTTACCTTTCATTCCGCCTAACGCCATATCACACCCCTTATATGATTGATATTTATACAAAATAATTAAACTCACTACATTTTCATCATAAATATAGATGAATTAACTATATATAGTAGGCAGTAACTTAAAAAAACACAATATGTTGTGATGCAATATTTATTTATGAAAAGATAAAGAGAAATGGGTATTAGCGGGGCTGGGAATGAGTATTTCTACGAGTAAGTATTTTAAAATTTACTTACATTTTAGTTGACATAGTTAATAAGCGACGCTATAATGAGCTTGTAAGTTAGAGAAAGGAAACGAGGAGAAATGAAGATGAACATGAAAAACTTAATAAACAACATAGACAGCAACTCAGATTTGGGGCGTCTTATTCAAAGTGTAAAAATGGATAAAAAAACTGCATCTATAAAAGGTTACTTGATTAACGAGATAACGGTATTTGCTAGCTTAGAAAATGGTTTTGTTAAGTTAACAAATAACATCAACAAAAAAACAGAAACATTTAAAAGTGATTTATTTAAAGAAAAGTTAATGAAATTTTTTATTGAGCTTGACGAAATAATTAG